TAATATTACCAGGTGCCCGTTGCTTTTCTGGGCCTTTAGGCGCCGCAGGCCAATTGGGCTGCTCTTAATGGGCCTGGGTTATCAAAAAATATGGGTCTATGAAATATTTGTGCCCAGTATACATGTATCGTATATGTACATATACGAGTATAAAAAAAATAAAAAAGAATAAATACAATCAATAGAAAAAAAAAGTGGTTAAGGCACTGTGACAAATAATTGACTTGAAGGACCCACTTACTGCTGGGTCCGTGTTAATTATTTATCCAAAAATAAAAAGAAAAAGAAAATAGATATGCAGTTAAAATTAGTTACCACAATAACTAATTGATTTACCATTTACCCAAATGGTAAATATTGAGACACCGATAGGTAAATTGTCCCCAATTGAATCGGTGTCTATTGGGGACAATGGGTATCATCGTTTTTTGGACTAAAATGCCCCTGTCATTGTGTCTGTGAGGCGCGTCGTAGTGCGCTGCAAAAGTAAGACCTGCAACTTTCCCAAACTGAAATTCCGGCATAACTTCCGATTCCGAGCTCCGATTGCAACACGCGCGGGCGGTGGGACATGTTAAATGCCCAAACCACTACGCTAGGCAGCCTTAGCTCCGCACGTAGCTTAACGCCTCTTCGGAGCTCAACGACATCCATGGTGGTTCTGGTGGTACGGGCACCTGTA